CAGCCGCTTCCGCTCGCCTTCCTCCATCCAGCTCATCAGATCCGCCTGGCTCGCCATCACCGGCACATCAAACAACGCTTCGTACTCCCAGCTCATGCTATCCTCCTGCTCCGTCCAAGCCGGGCGGCGTTTGCACCCGCCCGGCACCCACCCGCTGCCATTGTCGTCAGCTTCGATTCCTGATCACGATATGCTTTCAAATAATACTCATTACAAGCCTCTCAATGCGGATCCCATCCCGCCCTTCGCGCCGCTGTCCGGCGCCGGGAACCTTGCCGTCTTTCCGGCTGCCATATGCCTTGACTCAGTGCTGGTGATCCTGCAGGATTACAGCTCCTGCCGGCTGATTTAGGGCTTTTGCCCTTGTGCCGGGTGCTGGAGTTGAACCAGCAGGCGAACCGTCCCCGGCATGAAGACCGGCAAAACCGGTCTGTATCTAATAGGAAATAATTGCCGCCTTCTATGATCAGTTGAAGAATCCGGCCGAATAAAGCACCCAGGCAAGGAATCCGTTCACGAACAGCGAAGACCAGAAACTGTACTTCCCTTCACGCCGCTCTCCGTGTTTGATCGCTGCCATCCCCAGGTCCATGGCATAGAGCACAATAATCACGATCTGCTGCCAGCTCATTCTTTCTGTTCACTCTCCCTTTTTCTGAATACCCAGCAAAGGAACATCAGCCACTTCGGAACACGAGCCATCACAACGGTTATGCTCGCCGTCCTCATTTCATCCTTTGGAAAACAGGCGAAGCATAAAAATGGCTTAAGTTTCAACAGGTTCACCTTCTTTTCTTCCGTTCTTCCTCCGCCTCTGCTTTTCTCAGGCAGGACCAGGAGCAGTAGTTCGTCACATGGTCCCCGTAGGTTTTCTTGTAGGCCCAGCAGTCGCGGAAGATGTACCCTCGGCCGCATACCGGGCATTTTTTTCTCTTTCAGCTGCTTTGTCGCGTCCGCCATGTCATCACGCTCCTATCTGATCCGCTCCATCACCGCATGGCGCTTTTCCGCCAGCTCCCTGGCTTCCTCTTCGGTGAAGCGCTTCGCCTTCTTCGGATCCTTCGTATCGTAGTGGTAGATGATCGGCTTTCCCTTAACCGTTTCGATGCCTGTCAGGTATACTGGCGCTCCGCCGTTCCGGATGATGTAGTTCTTTTCACTCTTCGCCATCTTCATCATCCTCCCGTTCTTCTGCGCCGATGGTCTTCATGATCTTCGGCAGATCCTCCGCCAGCTTCTTCCACTCGGCTGCCGGCATCATGATCACCACGGTCGTTCTCCTTGGCATCCACCTCATCTGGTCGCTTGCGTGGTCGTATTGGAACTTGCCCAGTTTCGTTTCTATTCCGATTACCTTGTATTCCAGGGGTTCCTTCCCTCCGTTTATTGCCCGGACGATCTTTTTCACTTCTTCTTTCACATTGATAGTCGTTCCGGTCTGCAGTTCCCGGTGCTCTTCCTTCGTCATCGTCCGAACCTCCGCCACTGGTTCTTTCTTTTCGGTCTGCGCTTCCGGCGGCAGTTTTTCCACCCTTTCGATCGTCACTTTCAGTCCGCCGGCCGTTTCTTCCTTTTTGACCACCTTGGCCACAACCTGCTGATCATCGTGCTGCCATTCGATCTCTTTTTCCGGCTTTCTGGTCGCCAGGGCGCCGGTCAGTTCCCTGTACTTCTCCGGATCCGCCTTGGCCAGCGTCTCCCTGATGTACCACCATGCGGCGCTGGGATTCTTCGCTCCGCATTTCTTCAGATATTCCAGGAAGTCTCCGCCCTTAAGCGCGATTTCTATGGCTTTCTCCTTCTGATCGTGTGTCAGTCTGTGATGTTTCATTTCCTTATCAATCCTTTCTGGCTGGAACCCGCACCGCTGCCGGGTTAGCTGTGTTTTGAAAACAACCATGCAATCCAGGCTGCAGAAGTATTTGTTTTCTCGCTTGTAAACGTAAAACTCCGGATACGGGATTACCATTCTTTTTCCGCAAGTGCCGCACTCCGTCATCATGGCGCTCACCCGTCCATCTTCCGCAGGATCTGTCCCAGGTAGTCGATCACCATGTCCAGCTTTGCCGACACCGTGGCCGCCCACAGGGCTTCTGTGCTCTCCCGGCTGTCGAACTTCCCGGCCAGGAACCGCATCAGCTTGTTTTCTTTCTTTTTTTCTTCCCATGCCCGGCTGCAGAAGTCTTTCATATCCTTATCAGTCCATTCATTTATGGGTTTGTTTTCCCATTCTTCCTTCTGCAGGTCTTCCATACTGATCTGCCCGGCGCACTGTTCCTCCGCCGGCGGATCCATCGGGAATGGCTTCAGCACCACTTCCGGCTTCTTTTCCTCCGCCTTCCGGGCGGCGGTGTTCTTCTCGTACTGTTCAGCATTGAAGCCCGCCGCCTTGATCCGGCTCACGGTGGTCTCACTGATCCCCAGCAGACCGGCCACTTCCTTCGCCTTCGCGCCGGCCAGCATGATCTGCACCTTCCTGCACAGGTCCTGTGTGATCTTCGTCTTTTCTTTCTTCATTGCTGTCCACTCCTCTCAGCAATCTCTCCACAGCTTCCAGGGCGGCGGCGTACCCGGCCTCCCAGGCCAGGTAGCACGCCCCTCCCTTCCTGTATGGGTTCTTCGCCATCATTTATTTGTCACCGCCCTGGTAGCACTCATGGGTTCCGTCCATCAGCTGCTTCTCCATGTCGCTCATCTGGTAGCCGATCTCCTGCAGGAACTCATACAGCTTTGTCAGTCCGTTGTCCCTGTTGCTTGGATTTTCATATCCTCCGTCTGTCCATCCATACAGTCCGTGCTCTGGATCGTCCGGCCAGAAAACGCCTCCGCCAACCGCCCAGGCAATGATCACCCGGACAACAGGAACGTTCTTTTCCTCCGCCTGTTCCCAGATGGTGAAATAATCCTTGTGCCATTCGTATTGAGGATCCTTCCGCCCGCTTTCCACCGGATCTGCAGGCAGGCCGAGCACTTCCCTGATATAGGCGTCGTTCCACTTGTGATCCGGACTCAGTCTTCCGTCCCAGCTGCATTTACCGTTCAGCGCGTACCTCACCAGGATCTTTCCGATCATCGAAGCCCCTGTGCCGTTCTGCACGGTATAGTTCTTTACAAAGTCCTTCCGCAGCTCATACGCCTGCGCCCAGAAACCCTTCACATACCGCAGGTGCTTTCCCCTTGCTATTGCCTGCTGCCGTTCCGTTTTTTCTTCGGCCGACATGGTTCCCTTTTCATGCTTTATTGGCTTGTAGATCTCCACGCCTCCCCATTTTGTGAAGTAATAACGGAAAGGACCTTCATTGTTTTTCTGGATTTTTTTCAGTTTCTTTTTGACGTCCTCATCCTTGTCCTTGAGTTCTATCTCGTGCCGGAACCTGGGTATTTCTTCCCAGTTTTTATTGGTGTATGTCCTTTCGCTTTCCGGCTGTTCCTCAAGCCCTGCTTCTATGAAAATCCTGGCCAGCCGTTCCCGGTCGTGCCGCATCGCCTGCTCATGCAGAGCATCCTTCATCTTCTGCCGGAAGTTTTCCGTGCCGGCGTGTTTCATGACCTCGTTCTGGTCACTCTTGCTTTCCAGCTTGCTGATCTCGATCATGTCCATCAGCGTGGCGCCCTGCTGAACTGCCTTTTCAAAGTTCTTCTGGTTGAACTTCGTGAATTTGATCCGGTCCTTCACCGTCTTCTCGCTGAAGCCGGTCTTCTCGCCGATCTCCTTCGCGCTGTAGCCCAGGTCCATCATCATCTGGAAGCCCTGCGCCTGCTCATAGACCGTCAGGTCCTGCCGCTGCATGTTTTCCATCAGCATCGTGGCCACCTGTGTCTTGTGGTCCATGTCGCTGATCACACAGGGCAGCTCCGCCAGCCCGGCCAGTTTTGATGCTTCCATCCGCCGATTACCGATCACCACCGTGTAGCCATCGCTCACCCAGGCATCTTCCGGCCGGTAGCTGGCTTCCGCGCTGACCGCGTCCGCGCCTTCCTTCCTGGCCGCCTCTTTCCATTCGGCTTTGGTCATCATGTGGCCGGCAACCACCGTCAGATTCTGCATCACGCCGTTCGCTTTGATGCTTTCCGCCAGCTCCGTCAGGTCTCCCAGTTCCTTCCGCGGGTTCTCCGGGTGGTGGTACAGTTCCGCGACCGGTATCATCACGATCTCATTCATTTCACTACACCCCCGAATGCCCAGGTCTGCCGCCAGCTGACGTTGGTGTTCACGATGGGATACTCCACCGTGGGCTTCCACATCGGCTCATCGAACATCCCGCAAAGCTGAAGCACCACCAGGGCGATCATCACCGCCAGCACAACCAGGGCGCAGATTGCGAAAACTTTACTTTCTTTTTCACGTTTGATATAATTCTTGTAGTTTCTCATATGAGACACCGCCTTTCTCCGCCGTGTGGCGGAACCCCGCCGGCTGACGCTCCACCGTCAGTCGGCTTCTTCTTTGTCTTCTTCCATCAGCTCATCCATGCTGATCTGGTTGTTGATCAGGCACCATTCCCCGTCCGGGCTCCGAACCAGCTGGCTGTCCATCGGCAGCTTGCCTTCCACGTTTTCCTTGATCGGCACCTGCCAGCCGGTTTTGTACCTGATCACCGGCATCCTGTCGATCTCGCCTGTGTCATGGTTCACCACGTCCATGATCTCCATGCTGATCTTCAGCGTCGCGGATCCTTCCATGCTCCCTGTGGCCACCGCTTTGCTGACCATGCGCTTCAGGCTTCCTTCAAAGTCAATCTTCGCGCTTGCCAGCACCGGGTGGTCCAGGCCCAGTTCAAACCGCTTTTTCACGTTTTTCCTCCCTTCCGGCCATCCACTCCTGATAGGCCTTTTCGTTTTCAGGATCCTTAAAAAATTCCCTGCAGGCGGTCAATAGCAGCCCAGCCGTCTTCGTATAGTCCGGTGCTTTCCCGCTGCTTACCGCCGTGATCCTCATCTCTGTCATGCTTCTTACATCCTTCCCTGGTTCCTTCATGGTCTTCCCGGATAACGATTCCGTATAACAGGCAGTTGACAGATCCTCTTGCGAACCTCCGCCCGTCCGGGCAGTTCTTGCAGATCATCTGTTCCGTCCTCTCTTTTCATGCCGTGGCATGTTCAGGTACCTCCGCGGCCCCGGCTGTTTCACCCGCCTGTCGTAGACCACTGTCATGCCGTCCGGAAAACTTAACCTGATCGAATCCGGATACAGGCTCTCCGGCCGGTCATAGTGGCATGCCGGCTCCGGCATCGGCCTTTCCCGCTCCGGCGTCTCCGCGTGAATCAGGCCGTATCCTTCCAGTAGTCTTTTTTCCTTTATTGACATCATTTTTTGTTCCTCCCGGAAAATCTGTCAGCTGCTGGGCATGTTGCGAAGTGGCTCCGGTACCCGATCGCCTGTTCTTCGTCGCCTTCCCTCGGCTCCCGGCCGCGGATTACGGTACCGTCCATCATCACGTAGGTGTTCGGTCCGCCTGCAGGCGTGAATCTGATGGAGTTCGGATCCACCGGCATACTCTTTCCGGCCACGGTTTTTATGAAGGCAATGTCTGCCCCGCATCCGCGGCACTGTGTTATCCTTCCCAGCCTTTTTTCCAGCTTTACGAACATGTTTCCACTCCTTTTGTTAATTTGTGTTAACACTTATGTCAAAAAAAATTCAACAGTAGTGTCAAGCGCGGACGCGATTGTTGTCAGCGTGCTCACAAGGATGTCGTTACACTTTCCGTTTTCAATGGCTGAGATTCTTGCGCGGCTCAGGCTGCTCTTCTTTGCCAGGTCTTCCTGGTTCATGCCCATAGACTTCCTGCGCTCCCGGATTTTTACGCCCATAGACTGCTCCATAATGTTCACCTCTTTTTTTGTATTGTTAACTCTGGTACACATATTAAACAATTTTTCCATTCTTGTCAACTACTTTTTTCATTTTGTTTATTTTGTTAATGTCTACTGCATTTGACAGTGCTTTTTCACTTATGTATAATCAATTTGCAAGGAGGCGCATTTTTATGGATTTGAAAGATATTTTAATTCAATATAGAGAGGAAAACAGAATTTCCCAGCGGGAGCTGGCCAGAAGGTGCGGCCTTTCTAATGCCCAGATCTCTATTCTTGAGTATGGAAAGAATAAACAGACCGGCAGAAAGCCCACCCCGGACATCATCACGCTGAAAAAGCTGGCTGACGGCATGGGTATAACCCTTCAGACTCTTCTTGACACAATTGGCGATTCTGAATTTGTCGGCTTGAACACCCGCCAGGACTCTTATCCCATCGTCATACCCAACACTGACCGTTTTCTCCGGATCATGGCCAGCATGACGCCCGAAGACTATGAGACAATCATGAAGATCTATACAAAAACTTATAACCGCATGAAGGAAAAAGGCGAGATTGATATGTGAGGAGGTTTTACCATGAAACGGTTTTTTGTTTTCTTCCTGGCTGCGTTGCTTCTTTTTTCTTTTCCCGCATCTGCAGATCTTCCGGATCTGTCCGGTCTGTCTTTTGATGAGCTTATAGTTCTCCGGGAACAATTGAACGCGGCTATTTGGAGCAGTCAAGACTGGCAGGAGGTTACAGTTCCCGCCGGCACTTATCAGATCGGTGTGGATATTCCTGCCGGTCATTGGTCTCTGCGTACTGTCGCCAGTGAGCACGAATTATTTAACGTTTATTATTTTGACAAGCTGGACAGAACAGGCACCACCCCCGGCTTCGGCTCCACTTCTGCTTTTCTTGAACTCGGATCACCCGGCTTTAGTGCCTTCGGTGAAGTTAACCCTGAAACCTTAGATCTTGATATGAAAGACGGGTGGTATTTGTTCCTTGGCGGTGCTGTTGTCTTTACTCCTTATACCGGAAAGCCTGATTTCGGCTTTAAAAAATAACTATGAAAAAGATCAAAGCTCCGTCTTGCGCTCCGCGGACGGCCGTTGCCTATGCCCGCTATTCCTCCGCCGGCCAGCGTGATGTGTCCATAGAGCAGCAGCTGGCGGATATCAGGTCTTTTGCCAAACGCGAAGGCTATACCCTGGTGCATGAGTACGCCGACCACGCCCGCAGCGGCTTTAAGAATTCCGCCGCCCGCACGGCCTTTCAGTCCATGATGGCCGCTGCGGAATCCGGATCCTTTGACACCGTGATCAGCTGGAAGGTGGACCGCTTTGGCCGGAATCGGGAAGAATCTGCCCTGTTCAAAGGACGTCTCCGCCGTGTCGGTGTCAAGGTGCTCTATGCCATGGAACCCATCCCGGAAGGATCTGCCGGCGTGCTTCTGGAAGGCATGCTGGAAGCAACAGCTGAGTGGTACTCCCGCCAGCTCAGCGAAAACGTCACCCGCGGGATGACAGACAACGCGCATCGGTGCCTTTATAACGGGACAAGGATTATCGGCTACACCCGCGGGCCGGACGGACGATATGCCCTGGATCCGGACGGTGCCGCTGTTGTCCGGTTCGTCTTCAAACGGTATATAGAAGGATTCTCCGCTGCCAGGATCTGCCGGGAACTGAATGCCACCGGCGCCCGCACTTCCCGCGGATGTGCCTGGCAGCCTGAGTCCCTGCTCCGGGTGATCTCTAATGAACGATACACCGGCGTTTACATTTGGGGCGACATCCGGGTACCGGACGGTATGCCCGCCATCATAGACAGAAATACTTTTGAGAAGGCGCAGAACATGAAAAGAAAAACGGCCCGCCACGTAGAGCAGGGCGCTGTTGATTATCTTCTGACCGGTAAGGCTTTTTGTGGCCACTGCGGCGCCGCCATGATCGGAGACTCCGGAACCTCTAAAAACGGCGCCCGGCACTTTTATTACACTTGCCAGTCACGCAAAGCCCGGAAGGGATGCAGTAAAAAAAGCCTCCAGAAGGATTATCTGGAAGACCGGGTGATCTCTTTTGTCCTGGACAACGTGCTCTCTGATGAACGGATAGAAGCGACTGCTGACACTGTGATCCGGATGCAGCAGGAAGAGCTCAAGACCTCCCCGCTGGCCGCCATGGAAGCAGAGCGGAAGGAAGTCCTGAAGCAGATCGAAAACATCAACAACGCCATCGCTGCCGGCGTCTGGTCCAACTCCACCGTGGACAAGCTCCGGGAACTGGAAGCCTCCGCCGAAAATCTCCGGATCAGCTGCGACACCCTCCGCTTCTCCCAGTCCCAGCTGATGAATCGCAACCAGGTGCTTTTCTTCCTGCACCGCTTCACCCAGGGTGACAGATCTGATCCGCTTTTCCGCCGGCACATCATCGACACCTTTATCAATGCCGTCTATGTGTTTGACGATGAGTTGAAGATCGTTACAAACAACTGCGAAGGCAATCAGCGCGTGCCCCTGGAAGCACTGCCTGATTGTTCGGATTATGATAATTCTGGTGTACCAATAGTGATACATCCGAACTTTCGGGTTACGATATACCATCTCGCAATCTGATCCGGATGAAAAGAGAGAGCCACCTTCTGGTGGCTCTCCTTTTTGTTACAGCTGATTTTCCATCCGTTCCATCAGCTTCTGGATCTCTCTCCGGGTCAGGTCGTCCGGAGCTTCGTCCATCATCTGGCGCAGCTGGTCGGTCATGTCTCCCTTCCCGCTGTAGCCGTAATTGTCTCTGTACTCGCGGCCGTATCTCCGGCTGTAACCGCCGCCGTTTCCGCTGTAGCCGTTACCATTACGGCTGTATCCGTTACCGTTGCCGCTATATCCGTTACCGTTACGGCTGTAACCGTACGCAGGCATCGGCATATAGTGTCCGCTGTAGCCTTCTTCCTCGGCTTCCAGCATCGCGCAGGTCGTGGCCAGGCTCTTCATGCTGTGGGTCAGCTTGTCCAGCATGTCCACGTCCGCGCCTGTGATCTTTCCGCCGTTGGCCCGGATCTTCTTGTTCAGATCTCCGATCTCGTTGCCGACGGTTTCCTTCGCTTCATAAAGCTCTTTCATCAGGTCCATGGTTTTCTCCTTCCTCACTGCCTCACGCCGGCAAAGTCAAACACGATGTTCGCGTTGACCACCTGGATCGGCTGTGTGCTTACGTTCCGGACGCTGACGCTGGAGCATCTGCAGATACACGGTACCGCCACGATCACATCGGCGCCCACATTGCCCAGCTCTTCCACCGCCACCGGCGTAATGGTCATGATGCTGCTCGCGTCCACTTCGCCGTCGATGGCGATTGCCAGGCTGATCGGTTCCACCGTGCCGCCTTCCGGGATCTGGATATTCGCGTTGAACGCTACCTGGTAGTTTGCCGTCGGATAGTCCATGCAGCAGCACCCGCGCCGGCATCCGCAGCCCATGGCGGTAGGAGACGCCAGGCGGAACGCTCCGCTTTCATCCCTGTGATAGATCAGGCCCCTGTTGCACGGCACCGGGCTTTCGGTAAAGATCACACTGCCGCCCGCGGCAACCGTCTGAATGGCATTAGCACTGTATTCCGCTGCCATTGGTCGTCACCTCCCGTCATGCCGCAAAAGCGCCGCCGCACCCGCAGCCGTTGCCGCCGCAGGTGAAGATCGGTGTTTTGCCGTAGACAGGAGTGCTGGGTACCGGGCAGGTGTTCAGCCGGTTGTACAGCTGATCCACTTCGTTTGCAAAGCCCTGCTGAATGAACGCGTTCTGCGCCGTCTGGCTCTCGCGGAGGGTCGCCATGTTCAGCTGGTTCTGCAGGCCGACGTTTTCCCGCTGCGCCTGGGCCAGCTGGTTCTTCACGCCGTCCAGTTCCAGAGCGCACAGCTTGTCCATAATCGTCTGGATGCCGCGTGTCTGGCTGTCGATGATGTCCCTGGTGTTGATCATGGACTGGGTCCTATCCGCGCAGTTTTCTGTGGCCACCGTATACTTCAGGTCGGCAATGCCGCTCTGAGTCTGGCAGCAGCAGTTCTGCATGGCGCTCTGCACCGCAAAGCTCCGTTCAAGATCCGCCATCTGGTTGTTGCACAGCTGTGTGCTGATGCCGTTCAGGCTGTTCTGGATGCCGGTAATGTTGTCGTTCAGCATCTGATTCTGAAAGCCTTCGCTGATCTGGTTGCTCTGGTTCATCCACGGGTACATTCCACTCACACCGCCGCCCGAGCCGTTCAGTCCATTGTTGCCCCATCCGCCCAGCAGGATGAACAGCAGCAGGATCCACCAGCCGGAGCCGTCCATGAATCCATTGCCTCCGTTACCGCCGCCGAAGCCGGCAGGCTGCACCAGCATGGTCGTGCCGGTGCCGTTTTCGTCAATGATTGCCATTGTTTTCTTGATTCCTTTCGATTTTTCTATCCTTAATCGATCTATGCGCACTTGATCGAAAAGAATCAGTTTACTGTTTTATTCTTTATGTGTAGATCTGTTTACACGCGTCCGTGTCAACGGATCCCCATCATCTGGGCCACCTGGTTGGCCATCTGCACAGCCTGGTTGTATTGTGCCTGGCTGATCTTCCCGCTGTTCAGCATCTGCTGAACCTGCTGCTGCGGGTCCCCTTTGAACATCTGCCTGAACTGGTTGAACTTCTGCAGCATCGGGTTCATCTGCATTTGCCCTGTCAACATTCCGAATAAAGGATTACTCATCTTCGTCATCCTCCCGGATCACCCGTGCCGGCTTCTTTTTCGCCGCCAGTTCCTTCACCTTTTCGGCCAGCGCGTCAAAGTCTGCCCTGGTCACGTATTCCGGTACCGGCTTCGCGTTCTCTTCTCCCCGGATCGTGTAGTCCAGGATCTTCATGCTCGGCAGGCCCGCCGCGTCCACGGTCTTCAGGTAGATCACCTTTTCTTCCCTGTCCCACAGGTCCACCGTGCATCCCGGCGCTACCAGGAAGGCTTTCGCCGCCGCTTCGCCCAGCACCCAGTTCAGTCCTGTCTGCTGGCTCTGCTGTCCTGGGTAGCCGTAGCCCATGCCCGGCATGTTCATCGCTCCCGGATACCCTGGGTTATACATTCCCATTTTTCTTTTCTCCCTTCGTCCAGTAATATTGCGGCAGTTCCTTTGAACTGTCCCAGCTGTCATAGATCCGGCCGTCCCGGATCGTTGCGGTGTGGTTGCCGAACCCCAGAACATACACCCCTTCCGGGTGTGCTTCGGCGAAGTCCTCCGCCGTGTAGCAGTCCGGGCAGATATTCGGCAGCGTGTGCCTGGTAAATCCGCGCTCCTTCAGCACCGCGCCCCACACCGCGTTGGCGTTTGGCATGTCCTTCATCTTGAAGCCCTTTGCGCTCAGTAGTGTGTAGGCTTCGTCCCAGCCGATCCCCAGCGCCTTGGCAATGGCCCTCACCGCGCAGTCGTCCTTGCCGCGGTTTTCCGGGTTCGGGTTGTACATCTCCCATCTGCTCATCTGTGGCCCGTTGCCTCCTCCGTCATCCTCACATAGGCGATCAGCTCCACCGTCCGCCGGTTCTTAAAGAAAAAATCAACGATTCTTTGTGCCTTGTCTTCCGGGATCCCGCATTTCACCAGTCTTTCCACCCAGTTCCTCATGTGTTCACCTTCCTCTATGGTTAAATGATAAAAAAAAAGAGGACCGTCTGCCAGAAAGCAAACGGTCCTCTTTCGGTCACCTTTCAGTCATCTTTTGGTTTTTGCTCCGCCATGATGCTGAATACTGTTAACCCATCTTTGTATATGATGTCTTTTATCCTTGTCTCCGATAGTTCAAATTCCTCCGCCACCTGGCTGATCGTCCTTTTGTCGCAGTATTTTCGGATCAGGATCTTCCTGTCTCTTTCGCTGTGGACGTATTCCTCCACAATTTCACGGAAGCGAAAGTTGCTCCATCTTTTCGGTGTAAGCATTATCCACCTCCGTCACCGCCGTTTTGCCGGCCAGCGCCTTGGCCAGCTCGATCCAGTCCTTTGTCCTGGAGTTATATCTCGATGTGAAGATTTCCACGATCACCACGTTCCCGATAATGGATGCAAGAATGCAGACCGTGGCGAGGATGCTGATGATCACCGCAGCCCTCCGCGTTTTGCTCGCGTGAACCAGTGACGACTCAACCTTGTACTGCTCGACCATCGGCACTTCTTCCTGGGCGATTCTTTCTTTATCGTTCATTCTCTCCACTCCTTTTTTACTCTGTTATTCTTCCGGGTTTTCGGGTTTCTTCTCTTCTTTGCTGTCCTGGCCCTCGCCCTTCTGCCGCATAATCTCCAGCAGGTTCATCATGATCTTAGGCACCGGCACGCCCATACACGATACATTCTCCAATATACTCAGGCCTTCCGATGCGATGAACCAGAGGCAGGCGGCGCCCAGCACCGCGTCAAACGTAATTCCCGCACTGACACTGACAGCGTAGTCCAGCGCTGCGGCCAGCACCACGACCAGGATGATCAGCATCTTCTTCATCAATCCGCGGAAAGCTTCGTGGCTTGCCAGGTACCCGTTTTCGGTCTTTTTGCTCTTCCCCATGATCCCGCAAATCAGGCCGGTGATAAAGTCAATGCTCATCACGCCGATCAGTGCGTAAACCAGCGGAGGGATTGTCGTAAAGAATGAGACGATGGCTCCGCCGATCGCCGCCAGGATTTCAGCTGCTCTCTTCATTTTTCTCCTCTCTCTTTCTCTTCAGATGTTCCTGATATTTCGGACACCAGATACAAACCTGCCGGAGCTTCCGTCCGCTGGCGCCCCGGCAGGTGTCCGCCTGGTCGTAGATCATGCACCAGGCAATCTCAGTCTTTACTTTTTCAATGTGGATCACCGCCTTGCATTATTTGACGGGTCATCCCGTCTTTTTCATCCCAGTGGATCCGCGTCCCATTCTTCCATTTCTTCTTTATCTTTTCCGTCTTTAATGCCTTGCTGATAAATCTTTTCTGCTGTGATCTGCACGATTTCAGCAATGGTGTCACCTTCGTCTATTGCTTCTTTGAGAAGTTCCTTGATTTTTTCAAAGTCCATTCCGTCACTCCTTTTATGAAAAGGCAGAGCAGCTTTGGCCAGCATTAATCGCTCATCTGAGAGAAGAACCGGAGGATTTTACTCCCCCGGTTCTTCTTCCTGTGCGGACTGCGCAGCAGGATGGATGTAGCACTTGGGTTCTTCCATGTTTCTGCCGCGGTTGTCAATCCACATGATGGTGTGGATCATCACCTGGCTGTCATTGGCCGCCGCCCTGGCCTGCATGAAAGCGTCCTCGGATGTGTTCTTGTCCGAAAATCCGGTCACGATGTTTCCGCTGGTGCCGTCTGCGTTGGTCTGGATTTCGATCACGTAGTAGTTGTTCATGGTTTTACTTCCTTTCTTTAATTAAAATTTAAGTTACGCTTTTTTGAGATAAACGGCGGTGTTTTCGCCGTTGGTATCTGACCATATAGTGTTATCACCGACAAGAGCGGTGATCTGTTCCGGGGTGAGTTGGATTGTTGCGGAAGGGGTAGCAAGTTTATACGCAATCATTTTGCCCGTTACCGATGTAATAAAATCATCAACTGAACCGTCTGTGTTATAGTCCGCATCGTACACGGTAACGGCTTTATTTTTTCCGATTGCAATGCCACCAACCTTTGAATATGTATTGTCTGCGCTAACTGTTTTATATGCAGAACAAACAATTTCACCGGGCACGCTATTTGCTGAAGGAATCTCGATGTTATCCGAAAGCGAAGAAGTTGACATTCTATAAATGCCCGTTGTGCCTGTTGCGTTTGCAACCCACCGTAACGATCCCATGTCAACAATTGCCCATTCAACCGACAGCACGCCGGACACAATGTCCAATGTCCCGCCGTAGATGGTTTGCCCGGAAGGGAAGGAAACGGGGAACGATTCGCCGGTGTAGGGGGAGAAGGCGGTTGCGGTTTCGGCGAGTTCGATTTGAATATCTGTTATGTCTGCCGTTGCACCGTCCGGGGCGGCATTTGCGATATACGCATAAATCCGCTTACATGGATTTGTCAGCGTAACGGTCGCACTTCCGCTTGCTGTTACACTCGCACTCCCCATATTCGTCCCGGCGGAAAGTTCGTCATAAAACTGTATAGAGGTTGTAGCTGTTGCGTTTGATTTCCACGATATGATATAAGTACCTGCCGGGATTGTTTCCGGATATACGTTAGTTGTCCTTTTGCTCGGTTTTGATAAACTGATTGAATCAATGGAGCAAACGTTTTTTCCCGTTCTCCATGCCGTTAGTCCGGTAATCCCAACAACCGGACGCACGTTGTCCGGTGACGGGTCTCCTGTGCCGCTTTGAACGGGCGTGAAGGGGATTAACAGAGAACGAAGGGGCTTGGCAACGTTGGTGTTGAAGGTGAGCGGGTTGCCGGTGGCTGTGTCTTCAATAACACTGCCACCGGCAGCGGCTTTCATGAACATCAGTTTCTTCAGCGTCGACCAGTCCTGTCTGATCATGTGCCGTCACCGCCCATGGCGCAGAACTTGTTCCAGGATCCGGGATTCCCTTCCAGGTACATGTACACGTCCCCGGTTTCCGCTTCCGCCGCCAGGTTTCCGGTGCGTTCATCATCGTGCGCCGGCTTATTGTCCGTTGACGATCCCGCGTACTCCCGGTAGAACTGCCCCGGTCTGACCTCGACTTCCTTTGTCAGTTTGTAACCTGCCATGTTGTTTTTCTCCTTTCTTATCCTTCAGCGGTCATTGTCCCGCCGTATTTACTGACCAGTTCCTCCGCCTGGGCCTTCGTCAGCCCCCCGGTGATTACTTTGTACGTTTTAACCGGCGCCGGCTTCGGGTTCCCTTCCAGCGCCTTCCAGGTCGCCTCCCCGACGATGCCGTCATCCTTCAGGCCGTTGGCCTTCTGGAAGGCTTTCACCGCTGCCAGCGTGGCGGATCCGAAGTCACCGTCCGCGCCGTACTTCCCCAGGTCGTAGCCCAGGTCCATCAGCTGCTTCTGCAGGGCCTTCACGGTGTCGCCCTTGCTTCCCTTTTTCAGCGTCGCTTTTTTCACCGGAAGTTCCGGATCCGGAATCTCCTCCGCCCCGGTGTAGTCCACGCCTTTCAATTCTCCCTAGTTTGTCCATTTTGCCGCCGTGACCTTGGTGGTGGTTACGCCCCGGAGGGTGCTCATGGCTTCGATCACCGTATTCCCGCCCACGTACAGGCCCACATGGCTGTATACCTTGCCGTTCCATACGAAAACGGCCGTGCCAGGCTTTAAGGCTTTCCCGTCTGTCCGTTTTCCTTTCTTCAGCTCGCCTTTGTCCGTGCAGTATTTCAGGTACATGGTGTTTGATCCGTGGTACATGTACCCGCCCAGCTTCTTAAACGCCCAGGAAAAAAGGCCGCTGCAGTCAGCGACCCTGTGGCCGATCCACTTCGCCCCGTACTTTCTTCCCTGCGCCCTGTCGCTGTCCGTGGTCTTCTCCAGGTTCTCCTGGTCCTGTTCCGTCCACATTGTGCCGCTCTGTCCCCAGATATAGCCCCAGACCTCCGTCAGCGCCTGTCGGAACAGCTCGATCAGTTTCACCGCCTTGATCATGCTTTATTCCTCCCTTACGTGAACGTGCTGGCCGCCTGCGTGTCCGCGATCATTCCTTCAACGATCCACACCGTCCGCTCCACCGTGGCCGTCGGTGCGTCTTTCATCACAACAGCCAGCCGGAACGGTCCCGCGATCTCCGTGCAGCTTTCGTCAATTTTTCCGTATGCCCAGCTGTCCTGCACCGGCTGTCCGGGAGTGAGCGGCCCTGGCCCGTAGTCTTCTTCGAGATACCACGTCAGCTCCTTTGTTTTTCCGTCCGGACGGGTAAAGAAAAAAATGAACTGCGCGTCGGCGGTTTCAAGATCAACGATCTCGTATTCTTCGCTTCCCGCCGGTTTTTTGTGCAGGCGCACACCGAACATGATCGGCGCCTTGTCGCCCTTGCCGATCACGTTCTGCAGAACTGTTTTCTGGATGTTCTCCAGGCCCTTGTCCAGGTAAACATCATGCACTTCCTGCAGGATCATGTCCTCAGCGGTCAAACTTGTTACTGCCATGTTCTCTTTTCCTCCTTATTTCTTTTGAAAATTGTCCTCAACCCAGGACTTCATCTCTTCGTTGATGCCTTCCACGGCGTCACTGGTCATCTTCGACCAGGTAATGCTGTTGTTGTTTACGTTGAAGCCGCTCACGTTCTTCACCCTGTACCGGCGGATATTGGAAAGCATGGCCCGCTTCACCACGCCCCGGACGATGTCGAACCACAGCTCCTGCACGATCACCGCCGCGCTCTTGCCGGTCAGGTCGCTTTTGATGTGGATGGTGTCGTAGATGTTCACCTGCTGCAGGTTCTTCAGGAAGCTCTGCTCCGTTGTGTCTCCCTGCATCTCAAAGTCCACGGAGATCTCGTGGGTGATAGCGTCCACCTCGTCCACGGTGAAGCGCTCGTTGGCCTGCCGTTCCATCTCCTCCCGCAGGGTGGTGCTGGTCCAGTTCGTGCTGGTCTCGCTGCCGTCGTCCCGGCCCACCTGCCCGGAGACCTTCATCCACTCGCCGTATTTCACGGGATAATCGTCAGCGTGCTCGCTGGCCAGCCAGTGCGTAGGAGACAGGAGCAGGTTTCCGCCGCTGGCGTTTTTCGCCACCGGCACCATCCGCGTCACCAGGCCGGTGGTGCTCTGCTTCCACTGGACCTTCTTCAGGTTCTTCCCCGTCCGGATCCAGAATCCCCGGTCCTTCGTCTTCTTCTTCATGACGAACACGTCCCAGTTGTCCCGGTGGAACTCGGCGTCGAACGCCGGCACAACGCCGATATCCGGATCCAGCAGGGCGGCCATGCCGCTGCGCCCGTTGATCTCTCCGGTGTATTTCTTTTTGTTGCTCGTACCGAAGTCCGTGTAGATGTCGCCCTTTGTGTAGCTCCACATCAGGCCGTCCTGGATGGCCGCCATCGTGGCCGCCGGGTTTTTCCGGGTGATCTTCACCCCGGCCACCGGGATGCCGTTCAGGTCATAGCTCACATGATGGGCGAACACGCTCACCGTCATGGCTTCCTCGTCAATGGTCACTTCCTTGATCCGGAAGAGCTGGTCCGTGATCGTCCGCGGCTGGTTCTCGCTGGCGCTTGTGTGCTTCCAGAATTCCACCGCGCTCGACTTCACATATCCCTGTATGCCGTCCTTTGTCTCAAACTTGTACCACCCGGAGGACGGCCCGCTGATGTAGATCAGCTGCGCCCCGCTCTTCAGGTTCACCAGGATCGGGCTTCCGCTCGTCTGCCGGGCGATCTCCCGCCACCAGGTGCTGTTGTTGCTCGGCGGCACGAACTGCTGTCCGCTGGAGGAATCCCAGTAAATGCACTGGTAGTTCCGTCCGTTGTATGAAACCTTGCTGCCGACGCTGTACTGTGTCGGGCTCGCCTGGCTGGTGCTCCAGGTGGGATATGTGATTGTGCTGGGTTCGCTGGTGCCGTCCCGCATGGGCGTGGCTTCCGTTGTCTTGTACAGGTCCGCGTCCACGCCTGTCGTGGCGGTGCTGATGGTTTCCTTCGGCACCGGCGCCCGCACGACGGCCTCCGGGATCAGGTACATCCACTTGCCCTCCGCGATGTCCAGCGCCGCCGTGAAGTTCAGCTCATACGCCCCGCCGGCCACCTGGTGCACTTCGCCGTCCAGCGGCTCAATCTCGCAGTTCCCCGCCCGGTCGTAGTGGGTGCTGTCTGTATAAATATGAATCACAGGAATCTCTCCCTCTTCGTGAATACGGCCTTGCTCCATCCTCCGCCGGTGATTGTGTTTTCTCCGTGGTAAAGCAGCGGCCAGTACGGCACCGTGGCCCGCCAGGTCATCCAGCCAGTCTGCGGTGCGTCGTAAACCTCCATGGTCTCGCAGTCAATATAGATGTCCTGGTTGGAAAGGTTGCTCATGTCGATATCAATTCGCCTGTAAGAGTTCCCTTTTGTAATCTGCAGCCACACGCTGGTGCTCGTCGTGGTGAGCTTGATCAGCGGCTTCGCCCACATGTCGCCCTCGTTGACCACGATCTTGCTGGCGTCGCTTGAGTTGATTGTCTGCGTAACATCCGCCAGGCGTTCCTTCAGCGGCTGGCAGTAGAACTGGATGTCCCCGGCGTAGTTGTCCAGGTTCCGGCTCACCCTGTTCAGCGTCACCGCGCCGATCACCCTGGCCCGCTGCCTCCGCCACCTGTCCGTGTTGAATGTCACGTAACCGGATCCCCTCAGCCACTCCAGCACCCTGTGCACGTTCTTCTCCCCGCGCACGCTGATGCTCATCGTCTGGATGTACGGCGCCCAGCCTTCCCTGTAGATCTCGCCTTCCACCGCCGTCAGGTCGCCGCTCCGTCCGGGGATCTCGATGTGCTTCACCCGTTCTTCCGGTTTGATGATCGGAGCCGGTCCCTTGCAGATCACGTTCATGAACCGGCTGTCCCGTTCTTTCCAGATAAAATAGCTCTGTGGCATGTCATCAGCCTCCGAATGCGTTGATTGTCCGCCGCTGTTCTGCGGCCACCCGTGCCGCCAGGCCGTCCGCGTCCGTGCCGTTCTGGATGTTCACGTTTTCAAAATAGGTGTTCGTCGTGAAGTTCCGGCTGCTCTCGACCTCCCGCGCCGGCACAATCCGCTCTCCTTTATGCAGTACCGCCATGTAGCCGTCAAAAGGCACGCTCCACAGGCCGTTGGCGTGGAATCCCATGCCCGGAGTCCGGAGCTTGCGTATAGAATCGCCGTTTGTCGGTACATATACTACCGGCACCGGCACTGTGCCGATCTCATCAGACAGCTGCTTCGATGCGTCTTCCGGCGCTTCCGGATCCACCTCCACCTTCGGCGGCTCCATCCCCTTCAGCACTTCCGTCAGATCCAGGTCTTCAATGTTCAGCCCTCCAGGAAGGCGGCTTGTTTCATACATCAGTTTTGTGATCTGGCTGAACAGCTCACTGTTGTTGATTGAACTTTGCAGTTTTGTCAGGTTTTCCGCTGTGAACTGGTTGGCCCGGTACAGATCCCATGCGTCCTGCACAGCCTTTGTTATGATCTCCCGACGGTCTAAGTACATTTCACCGTTTTCATCCTGTTTGTACCCGTTCGCTTTTGCGATCTCTGTCAGCTCGCCGTTTTCGTTGACCAGCGTATCGTCTCCCTGCGGTTTAAAGGCGTTTTCAAAAAAGACAGCAAGCCCAGCTAACCACGGCGCTGCTTTAGTGATTGCTCCACCAAATGCTGCGCCTACCTTTTCCGCTCCTGATGCTATTGCTGACGCTGTGCCTCCTTCGCTCAGACCTGATAAACCCTGCACCAGTTTCGCAATCTGCAGTGCACCACCTGTCAGTTTCAGAGCGCCCCAGCCGATCACGATCGCCTTCATAGCATCGACAACGGTTCCTTTATTTTCATCCAGCCACTGCAGGCCGCCCACGATGGTGTTGAACACACCGGAGAAACCTTCCACAACCTGCTGCGGGTCAATCTCGCTCAGGTCTTCAAACAGTCCGGCCACGGCTGTCCCCAGCTGGTCCAGCAGTTTCTGCCCGTCTTCGGATTTCAGGTATTCCATCAGCCTGGACAGCATGCCGTCCAGGCTCTGCGCCGCTCCGGTCAGTGCCGGCGCCATACCGCCCAGGACTTCCGTTTTCAGGGCGGTGAATGAAGCCTGCAGTTTTGTTACTGCGTCGTTCAGTTCGGCGTTTTTCTGTATTGCTTCGTTGCTGGCCGCTTCCTGAACTTTTAAAGCTTCTTCAAATCCCTCCGCGCCCAGGTCCCACAGCGGCTTCAGTTGCGCGAAGCCTTTGCCAAGCAGCGTGTTGGCATAGGTGTCCGCCAGGTCCTGCGTCAGTTCGCCGCTTTCGACCTTCCGCTTCAGGACGTCGCCGATCTCCCAGAACACTGTTTCAAAGTCTCTGGCCGCGCCCTCAACCGCGCCCATCTTGCCCTGCAGGATCTCATGCGTAGGAATGCCCAGCAGCGTCAGCAGATCCGTCTGCTCCTGTGTCGGGTCATTGACCGCACTTTGTACCTTTTGCTTTGCCTTTTTCCATTCCTGGACCGTGATCTCGCCGACAGTGTCAAAAACGCCTTTGTATTTCTGGTACTCTTCCGGCGTCATGTCCAGCGTCATGGCAGCTGTGGCGATGTCGTCGCTGTACTTGGCCGTGTCGATGATGTTCTCCCAGATCTGTTTCCCGACATCCACGGCCTTTTTCCCGGCTCTTTCCAGTCCGCCGGTCAGCTTGTCCACAACGCCGATCACCTGCTCCAGGCTGACTTTCTTGTTCAGTCCGCCCAGGCTTGTGACCAGCTTGTCCGTTTTGCCGGACGCCTCTGTCGCTTTGCTTCCCAGGCCCTCCAGCTGCTGCTGTGTGTCCAGCATGGCGCTTTGCGCTTCGATCATCCGCGTCTGCATGTCCTGGTAAGCCTTGGAGGTCTGCTTTACGCCGTTCTGGTCCATCTGCTTCAGGGCCTGCTCCGCGTTCTTTACGATCGTCTTCTGCGCTTCCAGCTTCCGGTTCAGCAGTTCCGTGCGGGATACCAGGTCTTCTTCCGCTTTTCCGTTTGCCTTCAGCTGCTTCTCGTTCAGCTTCAGCGCTGCGTCAATCCCTTTTACGGCGGCCGCAGCGTCGTTCATTCCCTGTTTGAATTGGGATATGCCGCTTACTCCAACATTTACGCTTACGTCCGCCATGCTTCTTTCACTCCCTCTTTATTCCGTGCTGTTCGTCGTGGTATGCCCTCATCCAGATATACTGGTCAAGGATCATGCCCGGCGACATTTCTCCCATTTCCGTATAGGTCAGTCCGGCGACCAGCCCCCAGTGAATCACTCGCCGGTATGTGAATTCACGGGATCTTTTTTTGCGTTGATTTCCTCCAGCACCAGATCCCGCTCTGTGTTTTCGTTCTTCTCCTCCGCCGCTTCGCTGTAGCTCTCCTGTGTCAGGCAGGCCAGTACACCGATCTGGTAGGCCCGCAGCGCGTGCGGATCCATGTTCTCTTTCAGCCAGTCCTCCGTCAGATCCGGCTCCATGTTCTCGCTTTTCAGTCCTGCATTTCCCAGGATCCGGATCACCCTGACCAGGTTCACCAGCCGGTGCTTTCCGTTCAGGATCAGGTCCTTCACTTCTCCCAGGTTGCCGATGGTCTCTTCGATTTCAATAAACTGGTTCATTCTGAACCGCAGCGGGATTTTCCGCCCGCCGATCATCAGCCTGATGTTTTCCATTTTTCCCACTCCTCCGCTTTTTTATTCAGTCGTTGCCAAAATACCGGAAGGGGCACCCTCATCGGGTGCCCGTTCCGTCTTAGGTTGTGCTGCTGGTGCTGGTCTCCGTGGATCCCGGTACCTCGGCGCCGAACTTGCCGTAGATCCAGGCCTCCGCCTCTCCTTCCGTCTCAAACTCCATCCAGTCGAAGAACCGCACGTCCCCGGAGCTGTCCAGGTAGCATCCGATGCCGGTGCCGTTCATGCTGGGATGGTTCCAGGCGATCTGCTTCTGCTTCGTGCTGGCGTTCTCGCCGCCGGAAGAGAACTGCAGGGCGTGCATGAAGAATCCTTCGTAGATCTTCACGCCCCGGAACATCTTCACCCGCGTGTAGCCCATGCCGACTTCCGGCGCCGGGCCGTCAATCACTTCGTAGTGGGTGACGGTGGTTGTGGCCGCGTTGCCTTCGCCGGTGGTCTCCGTGTGGGGCTGCCAGCCCAGGGCGGCCGCCCGCGCTTCCTTGCAGATGTCGTTGGTTTCCAGGGCCACGTTGTAGCCGTTCACGCCCTTGTCGTTGTCGACAATGATATCATCGCCGTAGTCCGGGTTGTCCGCGATGTCAAAGGTGACGTTCGCGCTTACCGCGGGACCCACAACGATCGGCGTGCCGTAGGTGATCGCGCTGCCGTCCACCCTGGTTGTGATCGGCGCAATGATCGGTTTACGCATTCCGATGTATGCCATTTTTAAGTCCTCCTTTAATATCCGCTTCCGTTGATGATTTCTTCATACATGTCCTCGGCTTTCTTTACGATCGCCGCTTTTGCCGCGCCCTGCGCCGCGTTCTTTGCCTTCCGGAAAACCGGCTGTTTGTCCATGAAGCTTGTCCCGCTGTTGATGGACCTTGCGATCAGCCTCACAGCTTTTTTTGTGTGTCCGATATAGGCATACCCAGCCGCTTCTGTCACGCCGATCAGCGTGTCAACCTCGCCTCCTGAATGCTTAAACCTCGCAATGCCGGTCCGTCCTCTCAGGATCGCTTTCTCCTCCGGAGATGGCAGCCGTTTTTCTTTTTTCTTCGTAAACGGCTCCGTCCGGATGCTGTTCACCGCTGCCGTATATGCGTCACCGACAATGGCCGCGCCTTCATACAGGCTCATGCTCGCCACCTTGTCCGCGTCACCCTTCAGCTGTGCCAGGATTTTGCTCACCTCATCCAGTCCTTCCGTTTTGATCGTCATGGCCATGCCGGTCACCTCTTTTCGATCTGAAAGACAAACTCCCGGTGAATCATTCCTGTTCCTGTTTCGTACTGCTCGCTGTTCAGGTACCAGCTTCCGCTGCAGTGTTTTTCCAGCACGGTCTCCACCGCGGCCACGATCATCATTTCCTTTCCGCGGGTGAACAGGTCGAGGCTTCCTTCAAAAGCCCGGTCCTGCCGGCTGTCGTCGCCGTTGTCAACCTCCGCCTCAAAGTCAATCTGCAACGTGCCGTGGTTTCCGCTCGGCCTTGTTTTGAATTCGTATTCCTGGATCGTGACGCCGGCGATGCTCTTCAGATCCGCTAACAGCTCATCAAACATCCTCGGCTTCCTCCGTTTCTTCAGGATTGTTCGCCGGCACCATCTTTGCCGCGTTGCCGCGTTCCCTCTCCAGTGTCAGCTCTGTCTGCGGGTTCTTGTCGTCGCTGTAGTTCCGAATGATCTTGTACCGTTCGCCTTTGTACACGCACAGGGTTTCGCCTCTGTACTCAAATTCCAGAGGCAGCACCAGTCTGAAAACCGGGTTGAAACCGCTGGCCCGTGCCTGGTAGGTTTCCGACATGCTCAGGCTTTTTTCTTCGCAGTATGTTTTGCGCCTGGTTTCTGTCGCCTCTTCCAGCACGCCGCGTGCTTCCGGGCTTTCGGTGATCAGATAGACAATCCCGACTTTTTTCATGCTTCCGCCTCTTCCTCTTCTCCGAAGTCGGTATATCCGGTCGCGTTGGCCAGCTGCTTCCGCTGCAGGTCGTAGCTTTTTTCAAGCTGTTCTTTTTCTTCCCGGCTTGCGTAGTTGCCGCGGGCGCCCACGTAAGTGATCAGCGCGGTGATCACCATGTCATCCGTGATGTCGCTGGTGTCGTTCGCCGTGATCGTCACTTCTCCGGTATCCGGATCCGTGGTCTCCGTGATCGCGATATTGATGCTGCCATTGATAACCACACCGGCGATCTCCAGGTCTTTCTTCCCGGCGATCAGCAGGCGCTTGATGTCCGGCGCGTATTCCATATCCGTCACCCGGAATCCCAGCATCGCTTCCTTCAGCATGGATCCTCCCTCATTTCGTCAAAGATAAACCCGGCAGGCGGAGTGGAATGCCTGCCGGGCGGCGGTGTATCACAAAGCCTTTCGGCTTAGTGATCAGGATGCGGTCACGGTGAGGGTGTAGGTCGTGGTGACCTCGCCGCTCTTGCCGTTTTTGACCTTCACAGTCACGGAGTTGGACCCTTCGGCCCAGGTGATCTCGTACTTGCCGTCCGTGCCGGCGTCGATCTCCGTGGAGCCCAGCTTCACCGTCACTTCAGCGTCCGGATCCGTTGTGGTCACGGACAGCTTGTCCTTCGCGTTCTCCGTGGACGCGGTGTAGCTGGTGGTCCCGGCGTCGAATTCCGGCGTCAGTTCCAGCTCACCCAGCGCCATGGCGCTAAGGCTGGACGGGTAAAGCAGTTCCAGGATCTCCGCGATGATGTTGGCCTTGGTAGTCTGTGTCAGGGTAAGCCCATATTCGGTGGCGAGTTCCTTGAGCTGGGCAACCGTCAAGGCAGTCAACTCACTCTCGGACAGGATGTCATCGTCCGGGTTGTTGTCGGCTGCGTCACCGATTACTGAAAAGTTACTTTCACGAAGGACTTGGGATTCTCAAGTCCGGCGTCGAACAGGCTGTAGCCCGCGATGGTTTCCACGAAGCTCTTCGGATGGATGGACTTCTGGATGAACAGATCCTCGAAGTTGTTCGCCAGGATCTTGCTGGGGATACCGGCCAGCATGACCTTGTCGGCCAGGTTGTCATCCAGCTTCACGATGCAGCCGTACATAACGCCCTGGGTGATCGGATCGGCCATGGGGCTGGGGATGAACGCCTTGTTGCCGGCGCCGTCGTTGATGCCCGCCAGGATGTTCCAGATGGTATAGGCATTCGCGTACACAACGCGCTGCCCTTTGCCCTTGATCAGGGCCAGCTTGGCGCGGATGTTCGCGTCACTGGCTTCCACGCCGGTGGCGATGTTGCTGGCGGCGATGCCGTAGGTGGCGTCAACCAGCTGGGTCAGGATCCGGCCTTCCTTGGCCACGCCGATGCGCTCGGAGATGTGGGTCACGATCCAGTCTTCGAAGGCGCTGATGCTCTGCCACTTCATCTTCCGGCTCATATCCAGGTGCTTCTTGATTTCCACACCGGACAGCGGCAGCAGGTCGAATTCGTCCTGTTCGTCATCGTTGGCTACGCCTTCGCTGGTGCTGGCCGCGTCGCCCTGCTCGATGCTCTTATGCCGCGGTACGCCGAAGCCCTGGACCATTTCGCTCTTGGTGGCGTCGTTGTAGATCGGGTACTCGCTTTCCACCAGCTCGATGATCCGGTTCATGATGGAAGTGGGCACCACGTCATCAGTGTTGGCGGTGGTATGGATGAACGCCGTGCGCTCTTCCTGGTTCATCTCGCCGAACTGGGTGATACCCAGGCTGGATGCCATATTCTTCAGCCAGGCGCTGCGGTATTCCGGGCTGTCCACGCCGGCCACGGCGGTGCGCTGTTCCTGCGGAGCGGCGCCCATGGGCGTAGTCACGATCTGGCCAGTTGCCACGTTGTCCCGGCGCAGCTGTTCGCGTGCGGCTTCGGCCCGGCGCTCGTTCAGGATCTCATCGATCATCTGGCGCTCTTCGGCCAGCTGCTCCAGATCTTCCGCGGTGCGGTTTTCGGGATTGTCCGCAATGCCGCGCAGTTCCTCGACCCGCTGCTTCAGCTGGTCATTGTTCATTTTCTTCAGCTTTTCCTTCATGGTTTTTTTACCTCCTCATAATCGCGAGCGCTCTTTCCCGGCGCTCTTTTTCTTTTTTGGTGTTCCTGACCTCTTCCAGTTCGCGGCGCAGTGCGCTCTCCAGCGGATCTTCCGCACCCTCCGGTGCGTGATCGGCGCTCGCTGCCTGCAGTGTGGTCTGGTCGTATGCCGGGAAGGCGACTGCGGAAACCTCAAACACCTTGTCGATATGGACAATGCGTCTGATCGGGTTCGGCGTGTCCTCTTCCTCCCAGGCAGATTTATCCACGGTAAACATGAAGCTCATCCCGGTAATGTCTCCACGTTTAACCGCTGAATACAGGGTTCTGGCGTCCTGGTTTTCCTCCGTGTCCAGGTCCACCCGGATGTCCATGCCTTCCGGTACCAGCGTCAGCTGCATGGTGCTGTTTGCTTTGTTGTTCCGGCTCCTGGCCAGCGGCACCATCATCGTGTTGTGGCCGATAAAGAACCGGACGTCCTTCAGGTCTGTCTTTTCATCCAGCGCTCCGGCGTCGATCACTTCCCGGCGCCATCCGTACTGGATTGTCTGTCCGTAGACGATCGGCCGGCCGGTGATGAATTTGCCGTGCTGTTCGTTTTCCTCCGCCCGGATCTCGAAGTTCATCGTCCGGATCTCCCGTTTCTTGTTCATGTTTATACCTCCAGTCTTTCGCCGTATTTGAAAAGCGCGGCCCTGTCGTCGATGTAGACGTCCGCGCTCACCTTCCGGCAGTCTGATCTATATGCCCGTATTCTCTCCGGCACGTTCCGGTTCACATAATCAAACCGAAGTCCGTGATCCTTCGCCCACCGGATGGCTTCCTTCAGGCGTTTCCCGCTTCTGCAGCTCCACAGGATCACCGCCGCGCCGGCTTTCTGTTCCTCCGCCAGCTGGCTGATCAGTTCCGTGTTCGGCTCGCCGATCTTCGGGAATCTGTTTTCGCAGAGCGTGCCGTCAAAATCAACGGCGATCACCTTCCTCATCCGGGATCACTCCCGTCTTTCCCCTCATCCACGAAGTAATACTCCCCGCGGATCGGCGCGTGCTGCCCGGCTCCATCCGGCAGCGGTTGCATGTTGAACAGTTCGCGGCCTTCGTCGATCATCATCGCGCCCCTGTCGCCCATCTGCTGCCACATGCTCACCTTGTCCGGCACGCTCATATACTGCAGGCGGTTCGCTGTTATCATCGCCGTGTTCCCTGCGATCTGTTCCCGGTCCGTGTAAATCATGTTTGTGAATCCGTCGCCCAGTTTGATGAAAAACGGCTCAACCTCGCCGTCATAGAAGGACGACATTTCCTCCGGCTTGGCCCGGTTCAGGATCATGTCTTCGCTGGTTCCAAAATACCGGAAGACGTTGGTTTCGATCAGCTTCTGCTGTTTTTCATCAACCAGGCTCTTCGCGGCTTCCAGCTGCTTGATTTCCTTCAGGTTGTTGTTGAACAGCAGCAGGCCTCCGCCTTCTCCGGTTTTGAAGTTCAGCTTGTCAAACCGTTTTCTTTCCTTCTTCAGGTCTTCGTCGAACATGTAGTTCGTCGTCTGTGCCATGAATCGGTAGCTCGCCGCCGCCTTTACGCCCTCCTGGATGCTCTGTTCAAATGTGTGGATCATCTCCATCGTCGGATCCATGGCCGCGTTGCTTTCCCCAAAAAAGTCATTGTGCAGCTGGTGCTTGCACATGATCTGGCACTTTTCCAGCTCCATGGCCATCCGCTTTCCGCGGATCATGTACACCAGGTACGCCTGGTCGTTGGTCATCCGGACCTCCGCCCCGGACGGAAAAACCGGCCAGAAGCCCTTGATCTCTCCCAGGTCATCCAGCAGCGGGATAATGATCAGGCTGTTCTGCGTCTCGTAGATGTTGTTGCACCGCTCCAGGAACGCCGGCCAGGTGCTCCACGGGTTCGGCTTCACTTTCACCGCGTTGTAGGTGCTCCGTTTGGCGCTGCCCTGCATGATGAACTTGCCCTTCATGATGTGCCGCGCCTTTGTGTAGATGGATTGCCGCACCAGCGCACTTTCGTAGAGCTGGCCGCCCCAGGAAGTGAACTGCGGTGAATAAGCCGTGAAGGTTTCCACCGACGTGGTCGGCAGTTCTGCCGGCTTTCTTTTCCTTCCGAAGATGTTCTCAATCAGTCCCATCAGCGTTCCCTCTCTCGTTCCGCAGTAGCTGTTCAAGCTCGTTGTAATAGTTTCGTCTCATACACATCGCATCGAGTAATGCTGCCATTCCGTCAATGTGCGCCGTCCTTGAAACCTTTACCAGTCTCCGCCGGTTCGTTTCGTCGTACTTCAGCGCGCTGTCCATCATGTGGATCTTCATCAGGTTATTGTCTTCCGCGCTCTTCAGCTTTCCGTCCTTGATCATTCCCTCTGTGTCAATGATCACTCCGGTCAGGTTGCTGCCCTGGCTGACACTCTCCATGTGAAAACCTTGTGCTTCCAGATCCTGCACCAGGTACGCCGCGCTGTATCGGTCGTAGCCGTTCTTCTGCGGCAGGATCTCGTTCTTCCTCACCAGCTCCTGGTAGAATGTCTCCACGTCGTGATAGTCCACCACGTTCTCGCCGCTGAGTATCAGATACCCCTGCTCCACGTATTTCTCGTAAGGGATGCCGTCCCGCGCCTTCGCCTCTTCCAGCTTGTTCTTCGGCATGTAGAACCTGGAGAAGAACCACACCGTGTCCTCTTTCTGAATGAGAACGACCACGGCCGTCAGGTCCGTTGTCATGGAAAGGTCGATGCCCGCCAGGGCGTAGGTGTGCCGGAAGTCCTCCAGCGTCTTCCCGGTGCTGTCGAAGCACTTGTTCACGTCCTTCGCCGTCAACCAGGCGGCGGAGCTGCTCTGCGGTTCGCAGCAGTATTTTGTGATGAACTCCCGCTTTTTGCTCAGGCTTTCGTGCGCCTTGTCGATCTCATCCAGTATGAACTTGACCCGCACCGTCACGCCCAGGCCCGGCAGGCTCTTCCGCAGTTCGTTAATATCGTCCCATTTGTCCAGGTTGTCGATCTTGTAGATGATCGGCAGCAGTTTCTTCTCCCGGCTGGTTCCGTTCAGCACTGCCGTGCCGCGCTTGAACATCTCGTCGTAAAGTCCCTCTCGCTCGTACCCTGCGCTGCTGATGGCCAGTCCGAACGGCTCAAGCCTGGCGCCTGTACCGGATGTCATGACCTCCCATTGTTTCAGGCCCTTGTCACCCACCCAGGCGGCGATCTCGTCACCGACCCAGCTCATCGGGTTAAAACCGTCCGAAGTCTTTTCCGCGAATGGCAGCTTCTGGATTGTGGTGTTCGTCTCCGCGATATACAGGCCGTTGCTCTTTGTGCTCTTCGTCCGCTTCTTCAGGTCCGGCTCATGGTCTACGTTAAACTTGAAGGCCGAATAACACAGGTTTGACTGCGCCAGCTTCGGCGCAAGGAAGTAGATCTCTGATCCGAACTCCCCGCATCCATATGCGAAGTAGTTTTCCGTACCGGCTGCCACAAGCGTTTTCCCTTGCTTGCGTCCCTCTACCCATAGGCATTCATTAAACTGGCGAAGGTCGTCTCCGTCCACAATTCCGAAGATGCAGCTCAGGGCTGCCCGCTGGAACAGTTCCAGCTTTACCCGCTGCGGTGCCATGGTTCCCTTGTAGTGGTGGGCGAAGCGTTCAATGAACCGGATCGCCATGGAGGCTTTGCGCTGATTGAAGAACCAGGTCTTGTCCTCCAGGCCGTCCAGGATCATCTCGTACAGCAGACGGATCCATTTTCCGGCTACGATGCTGCCGTCATTGATTCCCTGGTAATATGCCAGGATGGCGTTTTCGTCGTTCACTCTGTCCGCCACCCCGTCACATCATCCTGAACTCGCTCAGGGCGTCCTTCTCCGGAGGCTTCGCCTTCCCGCGCTTCACGATGATGTCGTTGATCAGTCCCAGCGTCCGGTTCGCGCTGTCCACATGCTTCGGGATCTCCTGCACCAGCGGATGCACGCAGACATTGGCCCGGCCTTTGACGTATTCCTTTTCCACCGTCATGCCGTCCTCTTCCAGCTGGTTCCGCATCTGCGCGATCAGCGCCGCCTGCTCTGAGTAGGTCTTCGCCGCGGCCTTGTAGTCCTCTTCCTCCGCCACGCCGTAGATCTTCCCGAAGGCCAGCAGCTTCCGGTAAGTTGTTACCGCCTTAACAACCGCCATCAGATCTTCCGTCCTTTCTCTCCACTCCTGCCGGTTCTCCCGATCCGGATCACCGACTGTTTTACGGTATAGACGCCGGCGCGATCCGGACGGCGTGGCCGTCAATCATCGCCGGTCCGTGCTGCTTCGGAATCCTGAACCTGGCACACGTTCAGGCTTTGGTTTTCCTCCGTCAGCTCTTCTCCCTGGCGCGTAATACCATCGCGCCGGCGTCGTTTGTCCTGGTTGCTCTCCTTCCTCCGCCCATCTTCCCGGAAGTCTTGCTCTCTTCCGGTCGCTTTACTTGAAGTCTGTTTCGACCCTTGTTAAGTCTTCAAAAGTTACACGAAAAAAACAGGTTTACAGTATCCGTAAAACCTGTTTTCTACTATTAGGTTGCCCGACGAAACTTTCCAAAAACCTCGCGCGCGACCTCGGAGCTGCGTGGTGAGGGAACGGCCCGACCTGCGCCGATTTTGAGCACGGCTTTAATCAGGGGGGGTCTCCAAGGTTACGGAACCATCCGGCTCTACTCTCCAGCGCTTTGGTTTTCGATGAACATTCATGTGACAATCCTTGCACAATGCACGAAGATTGCTCCAGCTTAGTGTGATCTCCGGATCGTTGATGTTCTCCGGCGTCAGTTTTATTTTGTGGTGAACTTCTTCGGCTCTTACGATCTGTCCCTTGGCCAAGCAGTTTTCACAAAGCCAGTGAACTGAATTAAGATAGCTTCTTCGCGTTTCTCTCCACTGGATTGAAGTATAAAAATCTTCCGCGAAGCCTTTTTTCTTACCGCGGAAGTTCACACTATCATTATCTCCACGGTTCATGGCCATTTCAGTACATTTTGGCCACTGCCTTTAAATTTTTTTCTTGGCGCAGCCAATTCATCAAGAACCAGGTTCCTTCTGCCGTTCACCCAGTTCCTGCTCATGTCCATTTCCTGCGCTATGTCATATTCGCTCTGACCTTCGACATAATAGCACCGGATCACCACTCTGTCTTTTCTGCTGATGATCCTTTCGATGATCCTTTCTGCCCGCTGGATAATCTCTATGTTTTCATCCCGCTTCTGGATCAGCTTCTCCACCAGGCCTTCCAGCTGCTGCAGCTGTCCAGCTGTGGCGTTGTTCGTTTTCCTGTCTCCTGCCGGTTCCAACGCTTGCGATCCTACACCCTTCGGCCCGCATATCAGCGTCAGCCTTTCGATCTGCCTTGACAACGCCCTCTCTTCCAGCGTGGCCACTCTGCACTCCTGCAAGGTTTCAACGTCTGTCATTCTGCTTCCCCCTTCCCGGCAGTCTTCTCATCACGCACCTGATATAAGCTCCGTCTACTATGTCGCTGTATCTCACCTGGCAGCTCACAAACTGGTAACCAGGATAGATCTTCTCCATCTGCACTTTTGCTTCGTTCCGGATATCGAACGCGATCCGCTTCACCTGTCCCCGGCTGCACCGGCTGTCGCTTGTCCTCCATATCGGCTGCTTCAGGTTCCGGCTTGCACACCATTTCCGCTTGTTCTTCTGTTGCTTCACCAGATACCGTGCAATCGCTTCCAGACCGTTTTCGTCTGGCTGCAGTCTGTCTGCGTTTGCCCTACCCTTCTCCCATATCCGTTCGATCTCTTCGCGGTCCATATCCCCGTTTGTCAGCATGTGGATGTGGATCCGTTCTTTCTTCCCGTCTTCGTTCCCTTCGATGGTGTAGATGTATTTCAGCTCCGGAAGCCCCGCTTTTTCCCTGGCCCGCTTCAGTCTCAGGCAGAAGTTTCTCATGTCCTTCCTGGCCCGTTCGTATGTTGGCGCGTTTCTGTAGGTTAATGTCAGGTGGATGTCCTTCTCGCTGAAGTTCGCGTCCGCCAGCTGGATCAGATGCCGAATCGATCTCTCCCGGTTCAGCCTCTGGACCCGCTCCGGCGTCACGTTCGTTTTCTTCGCCCTTCGCAGCGTTGCCACCGTGTCCCGTCCGAAGATCGGATAAACCTCCGCCTCCAGGCGCGGCCCTGCGACAGTCGTCTTTGTCTGGTACCCCATCGCGCCAACCCGGATGTTCGTCAGCCGCTT